AATTATTTCTTGATGGGATTGATTCTGATTTTGGTCGTTTAACTGACGTATATGTATATCCCATTAATCTTAATGATATTAATTATATTAGAAATAACAAACGCAATCCAGAAATTCAGTTTGAATTTCAAAATTATAAATATTTAAATCAACCCATAATTAAAACAGTCTTAATCCCAGTCAATAATATTATTTATCTACCAATGAACAAAAATTACCTAATTCAGAGATATCACCTCAAATTTCACAAATAAATAATAATAATGAATCAAATAACGAAGAACCATTTAGTGAAGATTATTCATTGAATGGTTATATTGCGATGGCTAATGCTGTTATTAATGCTTATAAATACGTATCCCAAATATAAATTCCTAACCTTTTTACTTATTTTAGTGATAGTAAATAAAAAACTAGTTAAAAATCTAAACTCTCAGTTATCCGTTACAATTCGTTAAACAAAATCTTGTTCATAATTAAAGATAAAGATGACAGAAATAAATACCAAAACAATAATACACCTTAATTTTAATTCAATTATAAATATTTTAATTAAAAGCCTGCATACATTTTTATTAGTACTGATCGTAATATCAGTATTGTTAACAATTGGAGGAGTTTATTTGAAACATTTAATCATTTCCCCAATAAAAACATTATCGATGACTACATTTTTCGTTGGAGCGTTCATGGGAATTTTAATGTATTATATTTTCAGTGAAGGTGAATCTGATGAAGTTCAAAATAAAAGTACTTATTGTCAATGTCATGAATCATGTTTATATTCTACAGAAGAAACACCAACCACGACAGATGAAATACCAAATACTATAGAAGAAATACCAACCACGACAGAAGAAATACCAAATACTATAGAAGAAATACCAACCACGACAGAAGAAACATTAATTACATTCGAAGAAATACCAACCACGACAGATGAAATACCAAATACTATAGAAGAAACACCAACCACGACAGATGAAATACCAAATACTATAGAAGAAACACCAAATGCTATAGAAGAAACACCAAATGCTATAGAAGAAACATTAATTACACTCGAAGAAACACCAACTAGAATGGAAGAAGATTAGAATAATTTGCGAATATAATCTAATTTTATTATAGAAGAAATGGTACGTTCATCTATAAAAAAATCAAAAATAAAAAAACGTCCTGTACGTAAATCTAAACAGCGATATACAAGTTCCAAACGTAAATCAAAATCAAGTCCAATCGCTATGGATTTAAATAAACCTCCAACCAAATGTGCTCCACATGTAGATGGTGATAATATTTCGTGTTATAATAAAGAATCTCTGGTCAAAATTGCTAGAGCTTATAATCAAAAAGCCAAAAAAGATAAAAAAATTAAATCCAAGCCTTCCACAATTAGATATACAGGTAAAAGTAAAAAAACACTTTGGCAAAATATTCGCAATAATCTTTCACAAGAGTGTGGTAATAATGAAGTATGTTGGCTAGATACTACATTTATGAAGGGTTCACCTAATCGTAAAGAGTTACTTAATAAATTTCGTCCAAAAATGCCTGAGGAATGGAAGAAAAATAAACATGAATGGTTAGCAACTGATGATATTGATTCTGTAATGGATCAATATGAATTACAATATCCATCCTTTAAATTTCTAGGAACGGTTCCATCAGATTGTCCAACTGGTATTTATTGTGAACTTAGTAACATTCAAATACAAAAAATGGAGAAAAGTGGTATTGATAAATTAGGAATTGTTTTTAATTTGGATAAACACAATGAACCAGGATCACATTGGGTTGCTCTATTTATTAATATCAGCAAGGGTGAAGTTAACTACTATGATTCATATGGTCACGAACCAATCCCTTCAATTTATAAATTTATGACGGATATGTCACGTAAATTGAATTATCACTATAATACCAACTCAATACGTAAAAAATCAAAAATGCAGTTCAATAAGCATAGACATCAATATGGAGGTTCAGAATGTGGTGTTTACTCAATGAATTTTCTTATTCAATCACTTAAGGGTAAGTCAATGCAATCTATTTGTAAACAAAAAATTCCTGACCATCTCATGAATGAGATGCGTTATTATCTTTACCGTTAAATATATTATAATAATATTATAATATTCTCTTTGTTATTAATAACAAAGCGAATGTTTGTGATTTACGCTTTACAGTACTGTCCTTATTCTGAAAGGGCAGTTAGAATTGCCGAACAACTTAAGCTTAAGACTAACGTTATATGGATTACTCATGAAGAAAAGAACAAATATAAAAAACTAAATAACATGAATACATTTCCTCAAATTTTTTATTATTCTACACCCAAATCAAAAACTCCCACAAAAATAGGAGGTTGTGATGATTTTGAAAGACTCATCAAGACATGTCAGCAAGTCAATTCAATGAATCTTAAAGACAAAGCACTTTACGATATTTGTAAACAACTAAAGTAAGATGATATAATAGCACTATCATTTATTGATGAGCATATTCTTGATTTCTTTGATTAATTTTCTGATTTTCTTTATTAATGGTTTTATTAATTTCATCAATACGTTGTTGGAGTAATTGAAGTTCTTGAGTAGTATTACCATCTGTATTTTGCTGATGTTGTTGGTCATTATTACCATCACCATTATTATGATGTCCATTTTTGTGTTTTTCATAATTGTTATCATCAATTACATTACCATGTTTATCAATGTAAGGAGAATCGGGATCACTTTGAGCACGAGCTTTTTCTTTACTTTCTTGACATTGGAAATCATAACAACAACATGTGGCATTTGGTCCTTCACAATTATAACAGAAATTACCATTTGGGCATTCACCATTTTTTGTGCAACCTCTCAATAATTGTTTTCCATGATGCTTAGGACCTTTAGAGTGAAGATAATTATGTTGTGACATCCTCATTGAAAAATAACGCCAATAAGCTTGATTTACTAGGTAGAAAACACCAATAACAAATAAAACAGTTAAAATAATAATGAACGCTTCAATCAAAGCATTAGGAGTCTGACCCGTTTTGATTACTGGTGAATTTTTTATTGGTTTTGCCATATTTAAATTGAATTGAATATAATACAATGCAATACGATATGATACTTATAAATAACTAAGAAATAAACTGGGTATTACTATTGCTAAATACAATTTAGAAATATATAATAGTAGTATTATTATATATTGAAATTATAATACAAAGATGTCTGAATATCAAACTCATAATCAAAATCAATTACGTGATCTTTTTCTTTCAGAGACTAATTCATTTAATATTAAACAACAAATTCAAGAATATTTAATGGTACAACGTATACCCAATCAAATTGGTAATAACTATGATGATGTTATTAAATCAGGAATTCAAAGGGTATCAAACACAATTGATAATTATAGTTCCACACGCAATATTAATGATCCCAGTGAATTAAAACGCCGTTCTGATAAATTAATTGAAAAAACAGTTAAATATATTTCAGATCTTATCATTAAAGATATCAAGGAAAATGGTGGTCGTATCAAAATGCCAAATCCCATTTCAAGTTATAACGCTCAATCTACTGAACCAAGTCTTACTGAACAAAATTATGCTCAACGTGTAATTCCTCCAATGAATGTTCCACTTCCAATTTCGCGTGAGACACCAAATTCTATGTTTACACCCAATAAATACGATAATAGAAATACAGTTTTTCATGAAGGTAATGGTTATCCAGTTCAACTTCAACGTGATGCTGAACGAAAAATTTACCAACAAGAATGTCATTGTGTAAGTATCGATTCACGTGACCGTGATTTAGAGATTTATCCTAATCCAGCTTCATTCCAAGTTCGTTTTTCACCTTCCGGTGATTCATGGGAATTTCCAACCACAATCGATACAGATGGTAATATTATTACACGTCCTGCAGAATTATACATTGGTGATGATAAAGGTGCATCCGTTAATCGTACTTACAATAATATTTACAAAATGGCTTGTTGTATGGCAATTATGCCTTATGGTGAAAAACGTGTATGTGATAATGATCCTACATCAGAAGAAAGTAATCATGCTAATCCTTCGGCAGTTAGTACTCTTAACGAGCCTTATTTAATGTTGGTTATTGATGAACTTGATGGTCCATACGAAGGAACTAATAAAACTGCTCGTAAAGGTTTTACTAAACTTGTACATGATAATGCTTATTCATTTGCATTACTTAATCAAACCAATAATTCAACATTCATTCAAATGATTCCGACATGTCGTGAAAATCGTTATTGGAAACCAACCGCGCTTGGAAAACTTGATCGTCTTACCCTTACTCTTCGTGATAGTTGTGGATTAGTTTACAGTTTTGGACAAGATAAATTGTATGTTAATTCATTTGAACAGAGTAATACTATAATCGAACCTTGTTGTCCAAGTGATCAAAGTAGAAATGCTACTAAAATTACAATAACATGTGACAGTCCTGACTATTATGATAAAGCTTGTTATCACGATTTGGATGATGGAGACGTTATTTATTTATATGCTACACGTCCATGTGATAAATCTACAATCCAACCTAATCGTCTTTTTCCAATGGGACCCGAATTTAAGTTCACTGTATACAATAATTTTATTACTACTGATTTGGCAAATCTTAGTTTCTCCACTTTTCTCAAGATTGGTGATTTTGTGACTATTGAAAATACTACCTATCAAATTGTCAACTTAACAACTAAACAAGTCACTTTAGATCAAGATACTGGTTACACAGAAGGAAGTCCACTTCAAAATCCAACCATTCACTATGCTAATCAAAATCGTAAAGGTATCACTAGTGATTCAAATCGATGTCTGTTTTATATTGGTGGATGGCGTAAATGTAGTCGTGATGGTAGTGGATATGGTGCTCTGGAATTTGATATTAATTTTCCTTGGGAAGATATGCCTGAATATATTATAGATGGTAACTATAAATCTAATGAAGTATTTTTTATTAAACAGAAACTTCAGACTAGTTATACCTTTCAAGTTGTAACTCTTGAGAAAAACGAAGGTCCTCTCATATCTGAACTTGTTTAAGTCTTATTGATTTTAATATTCAACGTTGTATTTTAATAATATTATTTAAATAATATTAACATAATATTAATAATAGTATAAAAATTTATATTAATAACAAGGTAGTAATACATTAATAATAAATTATGTCAAATCCTACTCGATCAATAGAGACTAATTCTGTCGTTTCCCATTATAATAATACAACAACTACATTAGGTGCCAACGAAGTATTTACTGGTCAAGGAGAATCTGTTCTGGATTATAAATGCATTATTTTGAATATCGTATCTGATGTTGATAGTGCTGCTGGTGGCGTATCAGTTCAATTTAGTCAAGATAATGTCAACTGGGATCAAAGTTTTGCTGATACATACATTGTATCTTCAGGTCATTTTTATGAAATTTATAGTGTTGTTAGTCGTTATTCACGTATAGTATATACTAATGGTGATACAGATCAAAGTAGTTTCCGTTTACAAACATTATATCATCGTTATGCTGATCCATCAGTATCAAGTAGCGGAGGTAGTGGTTCGTCAACCACTGTAATAACTCCAGATCCTATTCTTCAAGGTGCATTTGGACGTTTGCGCGTAGCAAATCCCGAAACATTATTTCAAGTTCAACACACAGATTTAAAAACTGGTTATTTACAGGATGAGCAATTGACAAATGGTGGTACGACTTTTTATCAACAAGATCAATCTGCAATTGATCTTGAAGTATCAACCGTTGGAGATAAAGTGATTCGTCAATCTAGACGTTATATTACTTATCAACCTGGTAAATCTCTACTTATTCTAATGACTGGTGTATTAAATTCTGACAACAATGATTCTGGAACAACTTCAAAGATTGGATATTTTGATGATAACAATGGCATTTTTTTCGAATATGATGGAACTAATGTAAATATAGTATTAAGAAGTAAATCAACCGGAAGTGTAGTTAACACTATAGTATCACAAGATAATTGGAATTTAGATAAATTGGACGGAAATGGAGCTTCTGGTCTTATTTTAGATCCTTCTAAAACACAAATTTTTTTAATTGATTTACAATGGTTAGGAGTAGGTCGTGTAAGAACAGGATTGGTTGTTAAAGGGATCACAATTTATGTACATCAATTTCTACATGCAAATATTCAAACTACAACTTATATGTCTCGTGGTAGTTTACCGGCACGTTATGAAATTGAATCTACGTCTGTTAATGCTGGAGGAAGATTAAAAGAAATTTGCAGTAGTGTCGTAAGTGAAGGAGGACTGCAACCAATTGGAACACCTTTTAGTGCTAATCGTCGAACAACAGCACAAACCATTTCTAACGGAGCTGAAGCTCCGTTAATTGCCATACGTCTCAAGTCACAATATGTGAGAGCTGGGGTAAAATTATCAGGATATACATCACTGCTAAATAGTGGAAATTTATTAGTGCAAATTAGACATTATTTAGCACCGACATCAGATATTTTTAGTGGAGGAGCTAGTTGGATATCAGCTGGTTCAGACAGTTTTGTTGAGTATGATGTCAGTGCTACTACAGTAGATACTAGTGTTTCCAATCAATTAGCATTTTCATCATATTTTTCAAACGATTCAGAAGATATATCTCGAATTATGGAAAAAAGTATATATTTAGCAACCGATATATCAGGTAATCATACTGATATTATAGTATTGACTGGGGTTAATGCTGGAAATAACGGAAATAGAGATGTTTTTGGCTCATTGGAATGGTTAGAGTTCGATTAATAAATCCACTATCCATTCTTTCATTATTATCCATTTATTTTCCGTAATTTGCATAATAATTAAAAAATGATACTCATTATATTATTTTTTAATTGACTAATTATAGTAATATCACTATATTTGTCTGTACAATAACCATTCATAATAATTTCAAGTAAATTAATACTAGTTCATAATTATCATGAGTACTCATTGCCAGATTAACCACTATATTGTATGTGATTATTGCGGATACCCATTAAATGGCATGTCCCAATTAACTACCTCCACACGTAATGGAATTATTCATTTGCATTTTGAGTGTTTTGGTATTCAAAATGAAGTAATGATTAAAGAATATTATCCTAAATGGAGCAGATTAATGCTACAACTGCATCAAAAATATCCAGAACAATCAATTCCTCAGAAATTCAAGAAGTATTTACCTCCAGAATCTACGGTTTGATTACATAATTTGATTAGAATAAAAATTATAATAATTTATGAAATAATTATAAATTTTAATTATTAAGCGGTATTATCGACCTGTTATTTGTAAATATCAAAACTTCATGTGGCACTTTAATTGTATAAATGTGTTTAATGACTGATCATTTTTCTTAATAATAATAATTATAAATATTAAAGGACGAAAAAAATTTAATTTTTAAAATCTTAAAATTCTAATTATTAACTTAGTCCGTGCTGGACTAAGTTACTTCTGTAAATGAATTTATTTACCTTATTTTTTTCCATGGAAACTTTATAATTTGTTTTTTATTCTTTAATAAATTCACCACGTGGACCTACTCTACCAATTTTAATAGCGGAACCAGCTTTGGAAGCTTCGTAATCATAAATAGTACCGGTTCCCATATCAACGCCAATTTTAGCCAATGATTTTTTAGTAGAGTTATTCATTTTGTTAATATCATACAATGGATTTGTGTATGTTTTATCCATAATACTGTATAATTTACCAGTTGGTTGATGAAATCGCATAACAATTTTATTACGAACAGCAGTATTGATAAAAGCCATTATAATATCACGTTTGACATTACGAACTTCATTGGTACTAACTTCACGAGTAGCATTTTGAGCTAAATCTGGTACATAAGATAAACCTTCTGCACCTTCACCAAAAGCTAGACAATCAATATCTGAATTATTATCAGCTTTATTGAGACGACAATCAACTGCTGCTTCCTTCATTAAACGCAAAATACGGTTATTAATCATTTTCTTTCGTAATGCCATATCCTGAATATACTGGTCGGTTGTCATTTTTTCACGACTTTCATCACGTTGTTGTTCAGTAAATACTGAGATATAACGATAGATATGGACATTGCGATCTGCAACTGGAAGCATTGCATGAGAATTCATTCGAACAGCACGACCAATTACTTGATCGGTACGAATTTCATTCCAGTATGGTTCCATAATATGAACTTGACGAACATTTTTTAAATCAATGCCTTCAGCACCAGCTGCTGTAATCATCAAAACTCGAATAATATCACCATACATATTTTCTTTACTATTAAAAATTTTGAGTAACTCTTTTCGTGTTTCTTT